ACGACAGTACCGTCCACGACTACTTCTAATCGTGAACGGCCACTGTCGTAATGAAATCCTCTACGAGTTGTCACCCGTAATTAAACCTAGACAGTCCAGTCTCGGTTTGCAGAGACATATAGATAGTCCACGTCTACGCTTGCCACAGTAGTGGTAGTTCCAAAGCAAGCCACATAAGCACCTTGGACAACAGTGGTTGATACTGCGTTAACCACTGTCTGCTTGAGTTCTCCATTGATGTACCAGAAACCAGTACCATTAGGAGCAATCTCTACCCGAAGGATGTCCCATTCAGCAAGCACAGCCACAACGTCACTGACCACAGTTGTGGAATCAGTTGCGCCAGTGGTGGTGCCACCGTTATATGGCATATGCCAAGTCGCCGTAGCAGTTAGCTGGCTGTCGAGAACGAACCCGCACAAATCAGAAGCTGTGAGGGTCAATGTAGTACCTGTTGCACCAACAGGTTCGGCTACATCGTTGGCATTGACATCGCAGAAACCAAACCACACCACACCTGCTGTAACAGCAGCACGTTGAACTCTAGTTTCGGCGACCATGTTGCCATTGAGGACTGGGCTGAAATGGATACCAGTTCCAACAGCTACGCCTTTGCCATTCTCATTGTTACCACTAACGCGGATAACCCCGTTTACAACTCCATCCATACCAACGACGCCAGTGTCAGTCTCACCAAGGTCGCCAGTAACTTTGAAGTCTCCGAGGAAGTACGCACATCCGCCAGCATCAACACCGTAAGCTACGGCATTGGCTACCGGAATTTCAGGGCCGCAGAAGTCATTGAATAACTCTATGCGACCAAATTGACTTTGAGTTGTTGCCATTATTTATATCTCCTATGACTTATAGCCAAGATTAGCTGGTTGGTAGGGAGGCGTCTGATTGAATCTCAAACAGCCAGTTCCCTGCGGAACGCTCACCGTAAGCATACTCGTCATATAGGTACACTACGGTTGCTCCACCACCGATGTCTTCACGGCGTACCGTAGCAGTGCGAGGAGCGCGGCCCTGCACTAGAATGATTGCCTCTTGAGCGAACACGCCGCCCTTGGCATCGTCGGAACCGTCGATGGTGATGTTGCCGTCTTCAAAGATTTCAACCCCCGCAATCTTGCCACGGAAGCCTTCTTCAAATACACGGGCAGTCAAACCTGAAGTAACTTCACCGACAGCATTGCCAACGCCTGCGGTCAGTTCGTCATAGAGGTCTTTAATCTGGAAGCCGTGGAGTACGCACCGATACGGTGGGTTACCAGGCTCAGTAGCATTGCTACTAATACGATAAGCAGCGGCAGCAATGACACCAGATGCCAGGGTACTCCCAGAACCAGAGAGAATCGTGGTTGCACCATCAAGGACGGTCAGACCATCTTCATCTTTCTTACGTTGGATAGCCATCTGTGCCAAGCTACCCAGTTGGGCATAGGATTGTGAGCTAATACGGGAAGCAACTCTGTCTGTCACCAGGGTTTGAATACCAGTGACTGTGGGAGTGATGCTGAATGCCGTATCAGACATCTGTTGTGGGTTATCCAGAATCGTGGTTTCTGTGATGTTCTGGGCACTAAGCGCATCCATCGAAATTTCACGCCAGCTGGTTCCAGAACCTTCAGACAGGGTTACCTTGTCTACTAGGTTAGGCATGACGCCTTCATATTCACGGACTTGCCTAGCCGATGCAACAACTGTGTCCAAGCTATCGTCTAGTGATTGGGTAATAGTATCGCCAGCAGCCATAACTAATTCCTACCTTCGTTTATTATGTTTTCTTGCTCTAGCATGGTCTTCAGTAGATGGGTTATCCATCTTCCCGTATGCTCTGAACCATGTTTCATCATCTTGAGTCGCGCTCCCACCACCAGCACTAGCAGCACCTGTATCTAAATCATAGATACCTGCTTCTTCTAGTCGTTGCTTAGCGGAGTTACGCTCTTCATCCCTAACAGACTGGGCCATTTCACTGGCCTTTCCTCTTTCAGCCTGCCTAACTATCTCATGGGCACTAACTAAGGTGTTGTAGAGTTCGGAAACACTACGGTTCTTATTAGCATTGACCCATGACTCTCTAACCGCTTCTAGCTCAGGTGCCCCATATAGGTCGAGAATTTCATTGCCATTCTCATCCTGCATGGCTGTCCTAAGTTGTTCAGTCAGAACAGTATATTGATTCTGATAGGCACGACCTCTTTGAGTGTTCTGTGATTGAGCCTGAATCTGGGTTAGCTGGCCTGGAAGATTCTCTGTGTCACCATCTGCAAGTGCCTTGATTAGGGCTGCGTTTGACTGCTCCATAGCAGCCAGCCGGTCACCTATTCCAAGTACCGCAGTATCGGTATCATCTCTCTTCCTATTGCGTCCCTGTTCAGTTTTAAGCTGTTGCTCTAACCTACTAAGAGAGGCTTGATTCTCATCAAACTTAGCCTTCCAGTCTGGCTCTGCTTCGGGTTCTAGTACCTCAGGTTGGGGGATGTCAGTTTCCTGAGTAACCACTTCCTCTGGTACTTGCTGCTCGTCTGCCATATTACCTCCGTGAGTTACCTACCTAGGGTCGTCACATGTACATATAAGCACTGCTACCACGTAATGTCAACTATCTACCACTGAGTGCTGGCTGGAGCCAGGGTGGAATAGCTTCCACTTCCTCAGCAGGGGTAGCTTCATTATCTGTGCCTGTATTCATTGTATCTTTTTGCTTGCCGAAAATCTCAGGGTAGAGGTCTGGCCTATTTGCCCTAGGGTCCATGCCCTCAAAGCCCATGATGTCGTTTATCCTTTTTAATTCGTCAATGCCACGCTGAGTTAATGGTGTGG